TGGTCGCCTCAGGATATAGCCGAAGCGCTCAATAACAAGATCGACGCTCCAGTGCAGGGATGGGACGAAGCTGACGTAGCTGTGTACCGCAAATTCTTCTGGGACGAGAGCTCCATGACGGTTAGTGACTGGGAGCGCTATCTTGGCATGTGGAAGCGCCCGCCGGTAGAGTACGTCAACCGTCATGTCTTCAATATCCTAGAAAGTAGCCGCGAAGAGCTTCTATGGATGGCCGGCATTGTTGATAGCATCACGCCTCAGCAGATGACTCGTGCCATGATGCTAGAATGCTTCATGCAATTCCGCAAGCATGCCAATGCTGATGCGCCAGATGCTACGATGATGCTCAAGCATATCGATGCCTTCCGAAAGCTCGCGGTTACTGCCAAGGTTCTGGGAGATGGCGACGAAAGCGCCCAAGATACCGCAAAGAGCATCCTCGATGGTTTGACTATTATGATGACAGAAAAAGAAACCGAAGAACCCATGACGCGTAGTGACCTCGGAGAAGACGTGGTGGTATCGCAACGCGAATCCACCAGAATGGTAGAGGTCGACGCCCCGCCAGCCGAGCCATGATTTATCGGCACACTCCTCGCGAAATCACGATGTCGCAGTGGGTACAAGCCGTGCTCATGCTCGATGGCAAGCCATACTCCCTACAAGGCCGCGATTACGCATTGCCATTCTTCGATAAGGGTTATCCAGAACTGTTATTGTGTACTGCAAGGCAGTCGGAAAAGTCGACCGTCCTAGCAGCTCTATCTATGGGATGGATGTCGGCGTTTCCCAACTTTAACGTTCTGTATGGCTGCCCCGATATGAAGAAGGTGCGTCAATGGAGCCACGATAAGGTCAGGCCGTTCGTGGACTCACCCAAGATCCAAGCCATCACTGGGGGGCCCCCGCTCCTCAATAACGTAGAACAGAAGGCATTAGCTAATGGTTCTACGCTCTATATTCGCAATAGTGATCCGGATGGCGATAACTTCCGTGGCGTGTCTAGCTCGGCTGTCCTCATGGATGAAGCGCAAGACATGTTGGGTAAGGCGATACAAGTAGCCGAAGAGTCACTGTCCCACGCTACTAGATATCCCATCAGATTCAAGCGTTACTCGGGCACGCCCAAGAGCTTGGATAATACTATGGAGGTTTTGTGGCGCCGCTCGACGCAAACCGAGTGGCTCATTAGATGTCCTCACTGCAGTAAGTCGGATTCGTATTACAACAATCTAGGCATTGAGAATATATCCCCCGATGGTCCGATATGTTCCCGCTGCTATAATCCTATTAGTCCCTCTACTGGCATGTGGGTCGAGTCCTATCCTCAGCGTTATCTCAAGGGCTTCAGAATCTCTCAGGTCATGGTACCCTGGACCGACTTCCGCGATCTGTACTACAACAAGCTCCAGAACTATTCCACGGCGCTATTCATGAATGAGGCGCTTGGGATCAGTTACGAGTCGGGTTCCAAGTATCTGACCATGGATGAGATCATGGAGGTATGCGCTAGATCTGGCCAATACGACATGACTTTCAAGATGGATCGCGAGGCTAAGTCACACGCCCGCATTGCCGGTATTGACTGGGGCGTTAGCGCGGATGGCGGAGCTACTACCGTCATCACCATTGCGCTATGTATGCGTCCCGATAGAATCAAGATCATATACTGCCGTAGGTTGCCAACAAGTATGGCCCTAGACGAGCAAACCGCTGAGGTCCAAGATATCCTGTCACGCTATAAGGTCAACTATGTATGTGCAGATAAGGGCGCCGCAGGAGACCGCAACCTGCATTTGGCACATATAGTTGGATCCGACAATATCATTCAGGTTCACTTCGTTGGTCGTGGTACTCTCACCAAGAAATTCTATGAAGAAGTCGCACAACTCAATCTCAATAGAACTATGGCGCTGTCTGACTTCCGCACCGAACTAGTAAAACGCAATCACTTCTTACTGCCCAAGTGGGAAGTGTGGGAACCGTTCGCACAGGACATGCTAACGCAATACGTGGAGACCGATACGGGTGGCAATCTGTTCTATAATCACCCCGTTGGCACGCTGGATGACGTTCTCATGTCTATGGTCTATGTCAATATCGCCCGCAAGATCAAGTACGGAATGCCGCTCTTGAGTACGATCCCCAACAGCACTTTCATGCAAGCGAAGATCACTACAGAGGATTCGTGATCTTTGACGCAGCGGCTATACTAAGATAGACTAATGGCAAAGGAGTTCGTCTTACATTATGGAGATGACGAAGGCATATCTTACGCAGCGCGCGAATGAGGTGCGCGATGCGTTCATAAGTGATCAAAGGGATCCAGCTATCCACGTCGTAGATATTGCTCGTAAGGATGCGCTCAACGGTGAACAGGTGAGGCGTTTGTGCGAAGCCTCTAACGTTGCCATCAAGCGTTATCTCACATTCGAGCTCAAGGATCCCCAGGCAACATTCCCCGTGGTGGACTGGAGGAAGGTCATGGATAGTCTGGGGCTACCGCAAACGCCCTTCGGATACGTGGACCCTGAAGACGATACCGCTCTAAAGGCAGCGTCGTTCGATGTGATAGAGGATATCACCAAGGCCGCCGGCCTCAACGATATCATGCAAAAGCACGCTTCTGCAGAATCCAGCGCTGCTGAACGTAGGGATCTTGTACATCAACTCGATGTACTCAAGCGCGCCAAGGCACAACTACAGGCCAAGGAATGCGAATTAGGTTGTGAAGCTGATAAGGCGCTAGGATCTATTTGGGGCGTATTGCGTAACGACGCCATCAAGACTGGTAGCATCAACGAAGCGTACACCATTGCCCTAGATAAAGTTGGTATGCGGTATCAGATGCCAGACGCCATTGACGAGCTCTTCAATAAGTTGCATCGCTCGATATCGCAAACAGTGACTAGTAAGTTAGCCGCTCTGGACGTTACGCCAGTGATAGGCGCCATCAATCCCGAATGGGATCTAGTACACAATCTGACAGTCTATATGGCTAGTAACAAGGGGCGCCATAAGGTTGCACAGATGATACAATCTGCAGATCGCAAGATTGACGAAACGCTGGCAACGCTGTTCGGTGGTTCTAATGAGTAAGTTGGCCGGGATGCTCAAGAAGGCTACTAGTCAGCTCCAGTATAACAATGCCATGGCTTGGGGGCCACAGATTGACCCCGAAAGCCGGCCTGGACTAGGAGAGTCCTTGGGCGGATCGCTGGGTGGTCAGGCCATGTATATGGCTATGCCTGGCAATATCATGATGCCGTTTGCGGGAGCTATGAGCTCATGGCTCACCCGCACCGGCAAGATCCCCTTCACTAATATCAAGCTCTTCTCTGGCGAAGCTGATCGCCAGGCGGCTGATGCCCGATCTCAAGGGTATTACGCTGGATGGAATTCCCCGTTTGTGGCACAATTCGCCAAAGGGCGGAGGTAAAAGTGGATAAGGTAGCTTCGGAGAATTCTACGCTGGCTCGCCAGATACTCACCGGCATTGCGGTGTCGTTGGCAGCTAGTTTAGCATCCTATGGTGCATATGAAGGTATCCGTGGGCTGAGTAGCAAGATGCGCGATAAGGTCGATATCGCTACGTCGTGGCGCAAGATAAGGGAAGAGTATCCTGAGCTTGGTGGTGATAATGAGGATAGTGCTAGGCGGGTATTCGACGCTATCTATAAGGTGGCTCCCTCCGTTGCGCGCACACCAGGCATAGTGGTGCCCCTTATTCGTCAGGCCAAGGAATACTCCACTGGCGGGCTGGACGCCAGTACGCTCAAGAGTCTATCGGATATCCAGAAGGCTCAAATGGATGCTCGTCAATTGCCGTTGAGTATTATGAGGGCATTTAATCCCGGCATTAAGCCAGTTGAGTTACCCGTAGTAGTAGAGCCCCAGCTCGCCGGAGTGCCATTCTAAATGGATACATCCCTCAAGCACACCGTCTTTAGGGGCTATGGCGCAGATGGCTCATACGTCCACGTAATCAAGACTGCGGGCAAGCGCTTCCAGGTACCCGATGGCGTAACCATGCAGCCCGACATGGTTGCATTTATGGATTCTATCAAGATAGACACTACCAAGAACGCCTACATGTTGATCAACGCCATGGGTGCTAGTGAGTTCTGGGGCGCCAATCTCAATGGTGATGCATTTCTCGAATCCGATCTCAAGCTGTATCACAAGACCTTCGAGCAGGGCCATGTATATTCCGATCACGATAACTCAGATCCATCTAAAGCAATGGGGCGTATTCTTTTTGCATCATACAATGATGCTATGCATCGCGTGGAACTACTCGTTGCCCTAGATCGCGACGATCCTCGAACACTCAAAACACTACGCCAAATAGAGGCTGGCATCATTCCTCGCGTCAGTATGGGCACTAGGGTCTTGTTTGATCAATGCTCCATCTGTGGCAACAAGGCGCCCACCCGCAATGAGTATTGTGATCATGCCCATAATTATCTGGGCAAGTTACTCCCAGATGGTCGGAGGGTGAGTGTGTTGAATCCCAACCCACGATTCTTTGAGATCTCGCTCTTGACCGGTACCGAGGCGGATCCGTCGTCTAGTTGGATGGCAAAGGTAGCATCTGATCTGAGCCGTAAACTACGCGAGAATATACAGACCAAAGCCTCGGCAATCGAGAAAGACGTTCAAGACACTACTTCTGGAGCTCAATCCATTGATGATGTAATGTCGGGTAACAAGAAGTTAATACAGATGGGGCGCGAAGCCGATCAAGCCCAATCCGATCTAGATCCCGATACCCTAGAGGACATGTGCCGATGCTTCGAGCCGGAAGATATTCTGGGGACCGCAGCGGGAATGGGCGTCAAGATTCGACCTGATGAGTTTTCATATATCAAGATGCGTCCAATGATAGGTCCTCATCATTCTGGAATGATTATCAGGCGCATTCACGTCATTCGCATGCCTGGCGAGGTGGCTATCAAGAACGCCTCGCAACAGCCAATGGAACTAAGGTGGAATGATGGCGTAGCGGAAATGCTAAGGCCTCATTTGCAGAAGCGGTCCATGCTTTGTGCGCATCCCATACGTCATCTTCTGGCGCACACCAAGCTAGCCGATCACAAACCATGCGAACCCAATGAAGAGCTAGAACAACAATACGCTCAGTATATTGGTACGGTGCTAAAGGGCGCGATGCTACTAGAGCATCATCCCGAGAGTTTAGAGCAACGCGCGTGGCTATTGCCTAACGACGTGCGCATGGTATGCGATACGAGAGAAAAGCTAGCATCAGCAACGATAAACTATGATCTAATGGCACTAAACGCGCTATATGGCGCATATGTTACGTAATACAGGGACTCTAATTCTTGACGCGTTTCGAGATAAGACTAAACTGATGTGCGAGGACGTGTTCGGCCTAGGAGGTATGCATTATGCCGCGTGTTGCGCCGCGAGATGCCAACGAGATTGATCGCCTCGTTATGGGTTCGCCCAAGACGAGTAGCGCACGGGTCAAGGAGCTACTTGATTTGGGTATGGG